AGCCGTACCAACAGTATCCTTTATATTATTAGTTTCATTTACAGTGGTTTCAGTAGATACATTCTGTTTATTAACCTTTTCACTAACCTTTTTACTCACTCTTACAGCAGTAGAAACAGCATTTTCTAGATCGGCCTGTCCAGGTTGTACAGTAGAAGGACTTTTAGTATCTTGTATGACTTGATTGGCTACTCTAACGAATTTTTCTAAATCGTCTTTATTGACTTGTACCGAAGAAGATTGTTTCTTTGCTTCCTCTTGGGCAGCACGCGATACTCGTACAGCCGTACCAACAGTATCCTTTATATTATTATTTTCATCTACAATGGGTTTAACAGATTCATCTACAGACTTATTTTCGGAAATAAGCCGTTCATTAGCATCTTGTAAACTTTTTTTGACTTTATTGGCCACTCTAACTAAATATTTTAATTTGTTTGTATCCACTTGTACAGTAGGTTTCTGTACAACAGTATCAACAGTATTATCAACAGTATTATCAACAGTATTATCAATTTGTTTCTTTGCTTCCTCTTGGGCAGCAAGTGATACTCGTGCAGCCGTTCCAACATTATTTTTTATATTTTCATTTTTATTCTGTACAGTAGATGATTGTCTACTACTAATACTACTACTATCATCTTCATGTATTTCTGCTTGTTTCTTTTCTTCCTCTTGGGCAGCAAGTGATACTCGTGCAGCCGTTCCAACTTTATTTTCTATATTCTTGATTTCATCACCTTGGTCTATATGTACAGTAGAATCAGTAGAATCAGTAGAAATTACAGTAGGGACAACCTTAATATTATCAGCATTTGCTTTCAATTTATTTTGTACAGCAAAAACAACTCTAACTGCTCTCTCTATATTTTCTGTATTGAACTTAGTAGACTTGTTATCATTAGGTGGTAATGAATTGTGACCAATTGATGGATGATCATCTTTTATTGAATCAACCGGTTTATTAGTACTATTTTGTTGTTCTTTCAAGTGGTTCAATACAGCGATTGATATTTTAGCAGCATTTTCAACATTCTTAGTAATGTCATCATCAGATTCATCGGTAGTATGTCCACTATCACTATCATTTTTCATATCTTCTACTACAGCCAATGCAGCCTCAGTAATTTTATCTTGTACAGCAAGACTTGTTCTTATGGCAGCCTCAATCTTTCCTATATCTTCTTTCTTAGTGGACTTATTGATATTTTCATTGTGAACAGCAATTGCTACTTTTGCAACATCTTGAATACGACGGTTTATATCATTTATGGTTTTATCGTCTTCTGAGTCACTTGACTCATTAGAAGAAATAGATATACTATCTACAACAGATTCAACTTCTTCAACTTCTTCCACTTTTTTCTTATTTTTCATATATTCTTGCAATATTTCTACCAATGATTTTGGAACAGGACCAGTAGGGGCATGTGGAAGACTTTGTATTTGTTTCTGAGTAAGCAAATGTTTATAGATCGCACGGGCTATTCTAACAGATGCTTCTATTTTTTCTTCATCTACGGTTGGGTCTTTTTCTTCATCTTCAAAATCATCATCATAATCCTCATCATCATCCTCAATATCAGTACTATCTTCTTTCATGATTTGTTTATTTGTTTCAATGTAAATTCTTACTGCAGTTGCAACTTTTTCTTTAATATCTTTTATATTCTCAGTTATTCCTGGTACAGGAACTGAATCGACTGGTGTAGTAGGGACAACTGGTTTCTTAACTTCTTCCGTAACTGGTTGTTCTTCGTGTTCTTCATTCGTAACCGATGGCACACCAAAAATATTCATAGGAATATCAGGTACTTCAAAAATACCTTGTTTGCTTTCTTGGATCAACTTATTTATATTTTTACTTGAATCCAATGACTCTTTTTCTAAGGTAGGTTGATTGGGTTTAATATTTGTAGACTCAACTACTCGGGTCTCGGTCTCCTTGGGGGGTGTAATAGTAGATTGTGTAGAATCGTCCTTTGATACAGGTTCTGGTTCTGGTTCTGATACATGTTTTTTATTGGATACTTCTCCTTGAGATGCTACAGTAGAATCAGGTTTAGTGTCATCAATTGCATCAATGGCATCACTTTTGCCCTCGGTATCACTTTTATCATCGGCATCACTTTCAACATCGGCATCACTTGCATCATTGGCATCACGTTTATTCTCGGGATCACTTTCAACATTGGTATCACTTTCATTAATGGTATCACTTTTAACATTGGTATTACTTTTGCCCTTGGTATTACTTTCAACTACGGTAGTATTCAGAACAGAATCTTCATTTTTATCATTTTTATCATTTTTATCAATATTATCAATATTATCTATAATATTCGGTAAATCAAATATATTCATAGGAATATCAGGTACTTCAAAAATACCTTGTTTGCTTTCTTGAATCAACTTATTTAATTTTTTTTTTGAAACCAATGGCTTTATTTCATTAGTAGGCACGACTTGTTGACTAGTTTTACTTGGTGTAGTAGGAACGATTTTAGAAGCATCGATTGGAGTATTAGGTTTAGGTTGTTGTTCGGCAGTATCAACAACAGATTCGACATTAGGTTCGGCATCAGTTTTGGCAGATTCGACATTAGATTGTTCAGATTCGACCTCAGATTGTTCAGATTTTTCATCAGTATTGGCATCAGGATCAACCTCAGATTCGACCTCAGATTCGTTCTTAGGTTCGACCTTAACCTCAGATTCATCAGGTTTCATCTCCTTACTTACTGCCTCCATTGACTTAGAATTAATGGAACCGGAAACGGAACTATCTTCAAAATCATCATCTTCATAATTATCATCATAATCTTTTTCTTCGGGACTTGTTTCAGTAACATTAATATCATCTTTAATGACCGGTGGAGCAAAAATATCACTCGGTATGTCCGGTTTGCTAAATAAATCAGGTGGCATTACACCCATAGTATACTTTTCTTTATTTCTATAATACACTATATTATAGAAATCGATAAATTAATTACTTTCTGGATTTTCTAGACTTTTTGGCCTTTCTGGATTTCTTGGATTTCTTATTCTTTCTCTTCTTTTTGGAAGAACGTCTTTTCCTGGAACGTCTTTTACCACCATTTGATGCATCATTTGGTGTTATATTTATTGTTCCTTTACATTTAAGATCAGTGCATTTGTATTTTCCTTCAGGGTTGGTATCACTACCTTGTTGACTTTTACTATCTGTAACTCCAAAACTTTCTTTTATTTTTTGTACTCTATCATTGTGAGATGTAGCTTCACCAAAATTATCTATCGTAAATACTACAGGGTCCCCGTCCCCCCCTTTTGCGGCATTTAATTCGTCAATTAAATTCTTCAATTCATTAACAGTTATTTCATTTAATTTAAGTACGCCAGAGTCGGTCTTTTCATCAAGCACTTTTTGAGTAGTTTCCATTTTTTTCAATTATATATACAATACCCTAACAAAATATTTTGTGCCCCCACTTTTTAGTAATCAAAAAACGCCTAAATAATCCATCCACCCAAAAAAATCTATTTAAATTACCCCTAAAAACTCATTTAAAGACAAATAGAACGCATATTGTAGAACCATAAAGAAAAATGAATACCCAACAACAATGGTTATTAAATACATTATTGGAATTTTATCAAAATACTGATTATCTAGAAACGCTAAAGCAAATGATTAACCGAGAATATACCGTGAAAAACCAAAAAAAGTTGTCCATACGCATGGTCAATTGGTTCGTCACCAATTATGCTAAACAATATTTCACCGTATACGAAGCACCGACCCAAGAAGAAGGGAAACAAGGCCGACGATTTTTCGTATGGACCAATTATAAATCCACCGAGGACAGTTATTCTAAACAACTCTTCGACCCTTATTGTAGAAAAGAGCGCATATTAATACCGTACAAAGAAGAACAGCGCATTGAAACCACCATTGCGCAAATGCATTTTTTCAAATGGGCAATCTTGAATGGTGTTTTGGAATATATTGCTAAACATTATGATGATATCGAAAAGGACATGTCAAAACGCCTAAATAATTCGCGGAAAAAAACCGACCCTAATCCGATCACAATCAATAACAACACTAACATAACCAATAATACCACAAACACCCTAAATAATACCAATACACCATCATCATCCAATGCCATTTCTTCTACAGTATTCACCAATATAACACCAGCAATGGGGACCAAAACCCGGAAAAAACGCGAAGAACTCTCGACCAATGCCTGTAGAAGTATACGCAAAGAATTTATACCCGTGGCGATTTCGCTAAAATAAGTGGCCCTTTTTTCTCTTTCCCTAAATCCCCTAAATAAATAATATTATCCAGTACAAATATAGAAATTACATTATTTGTATATTTACAAAAAGTTTTTTTTCGCACAGATGAATAGACGTTCTTATGTAATGGCTAATATTGCCTTACCTATTGAAGTGACTACTAACAATGACTATAAACTTATCAAAGATCGAATTAAAATCGATTTTGGATTTTGCGCGGATTTACCCGGACCAACCAGTGCTCAAGACATGGAAGTGGTTCGTCGTTTGTTTCCATCGTGGTCTTCATCTAGACGGTCACCTAGTCCTAGTCCTGAACCTAGTCCTCGTGTATCTCGGTCACCTAGCCCTATTTCTATGGGTTCTGTAGAAGAAAAACCACCGATAAATACAAGGAGTCCTAGTCATTCACCACCACGCACACGACAACCAGAGCCAGAGCCAGAACAATCAACCCAATCCAAAAGCCCTGAAGAATCAGCCCGGGCTTTGTTTTTAGCCTTGAGTCAAAAAGACAAAACCCATAAACACAAGAACCGCATGACATTCCGGAAGTATCCCGCTAAACCCAAACAAAAATACAGTAGAAGAGTGTATGATTAATTCAAGTACATGGGGCGTTGATTCGGTTCAATGCCGAATTGCTGTGGCATCACAATTGGTGTTTTATTTATCATATGCAACGAGTCCACCGATTTGGGTTGGTATTTCAATGGACCTTGTGGAGTTTCTAAATTCGTAGAACCAATACCAAATAAATACGATTCTACATTACAACTATTGTGAGACAAATTGGATGCCGCAATACGACCGGACAATAAACCATCACCAGGTAAATTGGTTTGGTAAGCATTTCCTTGTGGAGCATGTGCATAGAGCAACATTGAATTGCCTTTTTGATATGCGTGTTTTTCTAAAGAATAATTTCCAGGAGTATTTTTATTACGGGTTGAAGCCATTCTCTCTTCTATTATATGTATTGTATTTCCAATAATATATATAATAAAGTCCATCTTTTATTTTTTTCCTCAACCATTCAACCATTCAACAAACCCGAAATTCCCGTTTTAAATCCATATATTCTCTACAGTCCTTTATCACCGCATCTTGTCCACCGTAGAAAAAGTACCACATTGTAGAATAATATGCCGGGAAAAGATCATATGAGCATAAAATGGCTTGGCCTATTTTCGGCTCCGTAGAAAACATACGACCGGCTGCATGGAGATACAATGTACTAAATAAGTCATTGTCTTTTGTACGGTCATACCAAATATCTAAATTCTTGGAAACGGCTTTGCTATCAAATAGCAATTCGTCTTGGGTTTGACTGTCCAAATCTTGAAACGCGCATAATTTTCCATCATATGTGTACTTTTCATTGGGATCGAACCGGAAAATTGTACGTAAACAGTCACGGTATTCGGTGTCATTTTGATAAGAAACTGTAGAAGGTAAATTGCTAAAGTAATCGTCGTATGTAATGGATGGATTGGCCATTTTTTTATTTGATGGGTGGGGTTCAAAAAATGTTATAAAAAAATAGTGATTTGTTTATAACAAGTTAAGGATTGTCTTTATGTTGGTTTTCACCGTTTACCTTCTGCGTCTTCTGGATGACTTTCTTCTAGCCTTTCTACTCTTCTTAGCGGCCTTCTTCTTTCCTCTTCTGGTCTTTCTAGCAGACTTTCTTCTTCTTTTTCCACCGGTTAGGGCAGGGGATAATGCACCGGCTCCTTTTTGAAAAATTTCAGGAATAACACTCATTCTTTTTTGAATTATATATTACCAATACAAAAAAAATTAGAACGCACATTTTTTAAACCCTTGAAGAATTAAATCCGCTGTGCGGATTTATATTCTACAAGGGTCATGACCGATAAAGAGATAAAATCGCCCTAAGGGTGCGATTTTAAATCTTCGTCGGTTTAAAATCCGGGAACCATGGGTTGGGATTTTTTGCTAAAGGTTTCTTCATCGGCATTTCTGGATGATTTTCCTCCACGGGCCCATCCATCCAATGCCATTTCTTCTACAGTATTTCCAGCATTGGCTCTCTTTGCCGAGTCCATTGGGTATTGGTCCAATGGGAAAAAATTTTGTTCCATAACAGTAGACACACTCTTCTTACCACGTACAGTTTCACCTTGGAACAATTGGGATTCCAAAGTAGGGTCACACGAACCACGGCCTAAATAAGGTACGGTCAAAAATGGACGGGTTTGCAAAGAGAGTTTTTCTTGGGGTCTTTGTGGGTCGGAATTCCACAATAAGTTGGATTCATGAACTACGGATTCACCGCCTAAACCCAAACCACCATTGGTTCCACTGACCATCATACCTGGATATTGTGTTGCAAATTGGACAAATCCACGGTCTGATTTATCGGATAAATAGGGATTCAAAACACTGGTCAAGTATTTGGTATTTTGCAAAGTTTGTTGCGATTGGTCTACGGGCTCTGCTCCTAAACGACCCGATTGATTAAATGTATAGTCGGATAAAGTATTGCTAAACATATTTCCTTTTTATTTTTATATACTCTACTTATACAAAAACTTCTGTAGAAAACGTTCTAAAAAAATAATAAACGGCTATTATTTATTATTTTTATTCAAATGGAGAGAAACCACAACAAAAAAAATGTACTTATACATTAGTGTGTCTCGATGCTAAATTACGAGCACACGCAAATGGATTACCTTCTTTACAAGATACCATAGAACCGTAACAAAAATCGGCAAAGGCACCTTGGTCATTGGGTATGGTAGTGCTGGCTGTACTGTAGAATGGTCGCATGGATTGTTCAAATGCTAAATTGTCTTCTAAACTACGGTACAATTTGTTGGTTATTTTGGGTTGTTCGGGATTCATTTTGTCAATCATGGATTTGGTATGCTCCAATACTTTTTGCTGTGCTTCTTCTGTATAGGCAGCGGGGGCTGGTCTTTTATTACCTGCTGATTCGTAATCGGTCATCATTACATTTTGCAATGGGTTTTCCGGTGTAGATTCGCTAAATAAAGTTTCGGATATATCGTGTTCTTCCAAGAAATCCTTGACTACATCACTTGTCTCAAATCCTTCTTGAAAACGAACCTTTTTCTTTTTGTTCGCGTCCTTTTGTTGGCTATAATGCAATGCCCAAATGGCTCCTAAAGTAATGATTCCCATGAAAAAGGATCGATAAGAACGGAAAATCAAATAAAATACCACGGTTAATAAAATGACTAAACGCGAGATGGCATTGAGTTTCGCTTCATAACTCATATCGGATACGGGGAATAATTGTAAAATAGAGGATGGATCAAAAAGAGCATTGGGATTGGTTCCCCAGAATTCGATTTCCTCATCTGTTTTTTCCATATGCGGTTCTTTTTCTTTTATTAATGATTCAATTTCCATTTTTCTTCTACTGTACTCCTTTTTTATTTTTTAGTTAGAAAATATACTATAGCATCAGGTTTTTTTATGGACCATTAGTTCTCATCATGAAAAATCTGGACCTTTTCACATTGTTTATCTACAGTAAGACTTTCCGTTGGGTCCGACCGTGGAATAATTTGCAAAACACATTTCGATTTCTCTCCAGTCAATGGGTCCGTACACCCTTTTTCTTTTATCGGTGTTTTGGATTTGGATTTACCTCTGTTTTTTCGTGTTGAAGCCGATTTACTACAACGAGAACGGAAATGTTCGTATCGTTGCCGGACTTGGTCATATGTCAAATTCGACTTTTTCTTCAACATCGTATTAATCAATTCGTGTAAATCATAAACATATCGAGAGAAGGTATGACGACTGGACATGACTTCATTGGTCAAGGGCAATTTCCGGAAATTCTTTTTTAAATTCTCTCTACATTTACCACATGGCAAAACATACTGTAGAAGATCGATGAATTTGCGATAATGTTTTTTGTCTTCGGTAGTTGGTTTTACGGGATAATTGAAACTCATGGTATGCAAATAATGCCACATTGGTGGTCCCCATACAGTAGTGAGCATTCCGTCATTGCTTTCGAAATCCTTTGTGTTAAAGATCGGGACGGATGCAGTGGGTGTCGTCATGCGTCGACGGAGGCTTTTACGTCGTCTACTTCTACTGTTTTTCAATGCCTTTTTTTTGTCCACTGATGGATTCTTTTTTATTTTCATTTTGAATGTATATTCACTATACTAAAGAGAGATATTATACAAAAATGTAATAAATAGAATACATATAGTCTTTTTATTCTTAACGTATAAAACCAAACTAATATAACTCTCTCATAATTATCAATCTTGTACAGTCCTATAAATAAAAGAATGACTCAATACAACTCCCCTAAAAATAAACGAAAAGACAACAACCCCTATTTAGCGTTTTTGCATTCTCTCGAAGAATACCAACATAAAACGGAAAAGTTAGACTATGACAACTGTATAGACTTGAAACAATTGATCCAGCACTACTATGATACTCATTATCAGTACTATTATGGTAGTACAATACCGTACTACAGTAATTTCCCATCTTTGCCTAGTTCTGATGATTTTGGCGATGAGGCCAATGATCATGAGTCAAATACTAGTCCAACAAATGCTTACACCGAGTGGCAACAAAAGCACGAAGTCGACATTCATGCCACTTCTTCACCGGTAAAACTGAAAGTGTATCGAAATAGTGGTATGAAAAAACCACAACCGCCTAAAGAGAAAGTGACGATTGATGTAGAATTGGAAACCATGGATGATTTACTACAATTGCTAAACCAACATTCCTATGATCCTACCAAAGAATACAATATTGATTTGAAAACCCTTCATAAAATCAAAACGGAAATCGAGCAACTCAATGCCATGGTCGGACTCAAGTCAGTGAAAACCAGTATTTTGAGACAACTCATGTACTTTATGCAGGGTTTTACGGATGATCCTGCAGACAGTGATTACAAGCATACAATTTTCACCGG